TTAGAACACTTCTTCTTTTGCACCGTTGACGATTGCGTCTATCTCATCGGCGATTTCATCAGATGAGAGTTTGATGTAGTCCATGAAGGTCTTTTGTGTCTTGTGGCCGCTGACGTGCATCATCTGTACGATGGTGAATTTGTGGGAGAGATACATATTGGTAATGCCACTGCGCCGTGCGGTGTGGGTGGTGACGCAATCGTAGCGAGGCATCATCACTTCCCCTTTGTCGTTGCGTTCTACCGTCAGTTCTCCGGCTTTCTCCTTTTCCTTCTGCTTCATCGTGAGCTTTGTCGGCACCTTGACCGCAAGTGTCGGCACCTTATCGGAGAGGTCTTTCAATATTTCCTTTATGTACCGGTTCAGAATCTGATCAACCACCGAAGGAAGATTATACTCGTATTTCTTGCAGATTGCTTCGAGGTTAGGATTCATTATCGGAATCTTCACCTCGTTGCGGGTCTTTTGTTGGACAAGGCGGATAATCGGTGTGCCTTTTGCAGTTGTCGTGAAATCCTCCGGCCGGATATTGTTGTAGTCGCTGACGCGCTGACAGGTATAACAACCGACAAGGAAAATATCGCGCACTTGGTCTTTAAGTCCAGTCAGCTCCATTTCTGCCAATGCTTGCAACTCCGTTTCGGTAAGATAGATTTCGACAGCCTTGTCGCTTTCCTCAACCTTGCGTTTGGAGAAACAGCTCAACGCACGGTCATTATTGTGTAGTCCGTCCTCGTATGCGTAGCCCACCATAGCGCGGAAGGATACGAGATACTTGTTGACAGAGCTGCCCATGTAGTCAAGTTTCTGAAGGTGGTCGAGGAACTTCGTCACCAACGCACGGTCAACATCCGCCCATGTCAATCTGTGGCGCGGGTCAAAGCCGTTATAGAGTTTTCGGAAACTGCTCCATGCCTTGCAGCTCCCGGCGGTATAGCGGTTGTTGCCGTTCAGCCGTTTGCCGGATTTTATCTCCTCGACAAAACGGTCAAGAAAATTCCAGATATTCGCGCGTTCAGTTTCAGCGGCAATACGAGCTTTTTCCGCTTCTTCCCGTTGCTGCTGTTCCTCTCGTTGCCTTGCAATAGTTTCGGCTTCCTGCTGACGGCGCACGATCTCGGATTTCTCCGGGTCTGCGATAGCCATTATCTCATGCTTGACTTTTTCGCGGTCAAATTCAGGTGCCTCCATCTCACGTTTGAGCATAACCTCGATACGACCGAGCTTGTCATGCAGTTTCGGATACTCCTTGCGATGCCGTGCCAATGCGTCCTCGCTCGACACAGCTACTTTCCACTCCGGCACAGATACCCGGAGCCGAGTGGTAAACTGAACATCAATTTTGCGTATAGGGTCTTGCACCCTTACGAAAAGGGTTGCCTTATCCTTGTTCTCGTCCTTTTTGAGGAGATAGAATCTGGAGAGAGTCTTTGCCATAATACGTTTAACTTTATAGGTAATTCAATAGGTAACTTTTTGTCTATTGGTCGAGGTTCTCAAAAGTTCGATTCCCGCCCGTATAGGAAACTTTTTTATCAGGTGGTCGGGATTTTCAAAAGTTCGATTCCCCGACTGCAAAGATAGGTAACTTTTGAAAAGTTACCTATAAAGTTACCTATAATTCTTGAATATTAACACCTGAAAACAAATTCAGTTCAGTTTAATTCTGTTGATATATAGCATAATAGCATTTAACGCCATTTGCTACGATTCATTACAATTCATCAAAAATGGTGCTGGTGGCACCACAAAGTAAGAACTCGCTGATATTCAACAACTAAAGTCGAATATCAGCGTTGTTTTTTAAGCAAAATCGGCTCGCTCTCGGTAAAAAAAAAGACCTTGAATGTCGCATTTTGGTGCATTTTGTAGTAGATAGTCGCAAAAATCTGCAAGCAAATCTGCAAGCACTTTTACAAGCAAATCTGCAAGCACTTTGAACCAAAGTAGGCATCGAGGCACTTAGTTGACCGATGGCTAAAATTAAATTTGTCCTCGACATGCGAGAAAGAAAGGATGGCTCTAACAAGGTAATGCTGTCCTTCATTCACAAAGGATTCCGCAAACAAGCGGCTCTTGGCATCAAGATTCATCCCGAAAATTGGGATGCTGAACAATGCCTTGTCACCTCGAAAGAAAAAAATCACCGACACATCAATCAGCGTCTGCAATTCTTCCGCTCTGCTGCGGAGGGTGTGATTCTGCGCCACTATGGACTGAATAGCGACGGAGCAACTATCTACGCAGACCTTGAAGCTGCTCTTTTCCCGGAAAAGGTAGAGGAAAAGATAGAGGCAGAGAAAGCTGCGATTGAGGAAGAAAAAGCAGCTAACGGTTTGTTGGAGGTGGCGAAACGCTTTACTGCGCTGAAGAAAGAGTCTACACGCCTCACCTACGAGCGCACAGTGAAGCATATCGAAACTTTCGTCAGCAAAGGGCAGACCAACATCCTTGATGAGGTGAACAAGGCTTGGCTCACTGCTTTTGACAATTATCTTGCCGAGAGCAACCCCTCGCCTAATGCTCGCGCCCTCCATTTCCGCAACCTACGCGCCATCTTCAACTATGCAATAGATGAGGAGCTGACGGCTAACTATCCTTTCCGTCGTTTCAAGATTAAGACGGTAAAGACCGACAAGCGCAGCCTGTCCGTGGCGGTGCTTCGTCAGGTGTTCACCTATCCTATTGAGGACTGGCAGGAACAATATCGCGATATGTTCAAGCTCTCATTTATGCTTATGGGTATCAACTTCGCTGATATGCTGAACCTGAAAAGGAGCGATATGCGCGAGGGGCGCATCGTTTTCAACCGACACAAGACGGCCCGCCTTTATTCAATGAAGGTAGAGCCGGAGGCAAGGGTGCTGATTGAGAAGTATGCCGGAACGGATCATCTTCTCTCAATCATGGACGGGCGCAAGGATTATCTGCAATATGTACGGCAGACCAACAATGCCCTGCGCAAGATTGGTGACTGCGATCGTAGCGGACTTGGCGGAAAGAAAACTCACCATGCTATCTGCCCGGAGCTCTCTACCTATTGGGCACGTCACACTTGGGCGACCATAGCCGCAAGCCTTGACATTCCAAAGGAAACCATAGCGGCTGCACTCGGTCACGGAGGCAATACCGTTACCGACATTTACATTGACTTTGACCGAAGAAAGGTAGATGAAGCCAACCGCAAAGTCCTCGACTGGGTACTTTACGGCGGCACTAAGATGGAAGCACCTGCGAAGAAGCGAGGTAGACCGAGAAAGATTGCTTAATCATCCTTAATCGGATAGAACACGCCTTTGATGAGCTGCGACATTCCGTTCTCCGTGAATGTCGCAGTTAGTTTTTCACAGATATAGCGTTTGCCACGGATGAAGAACACGGCACGGGGATTGGGGATAGAATCGGAAATGAACTTGAACGTAGTCTTCTGTTTGGCCTCTATCGGGTGTATGTTATGGCGGCGGAAGATGTGTCCGTGATTCAGGCGCATGGAGAAGTGGATATTGCGGTAGTGCGACCAGTCCGGCAAGACTTCTATGTTCTCTGCGTATGGGTGCGGCAGCTTGCCTTCATAGGCGGCATCCGCAGCCCCATCCCACCATGCCACATATATCATATTGTAGTATTCGGCCGTCTTCGTCCGCTCCCCTGCGGTGAGCGACTGATAGGAATAAGGCTGGTATAATGTGGCATCTATTTCCTTTTTTCGCTCTGCGGGGTCACGCGAGTAGGATGTTCCCGTGCTGTCGTTCTCGTCATAGCCGGAGAAAGAGAGGAACAACACCCTGCCGTATTTCTCCTCGGTGTCGTCTATCCATGCCGGTACGAACTCTATCTCCACCTGCTCCGCGTCCTCGCTGTCGTCCACGATGCGACCGCCAAAGAGATTGACAGGCCGTAGTTCCATTTTATAGGAGTAGAGGTTAGGCATCCATCCGCTACGTTTCTCTACCAGCGTTTTGGAAACGGCACGCACGATGAAATAAGTATCAATGTTCTCGGCATAGAGCAGTCTGTTGCGGTTGGTCTTTTCTCCCCTACGTGACTGTCCGTCCCAGGTGGCAAGCTGCCGGTTTTCTGCAAGAAGGTCATTCATGGAAGCATATCTGACAGCATCGGATTTCCATGCCTTTATAAACCAGTCGCATGAGTAGAACTTCCACATTTCGTGGTCGCACTCCTTGTAGACAAGATTCTTGGCTTCCATGTACTCGCATCTGCCATCCTCGACCGTTACTTCTGTGGAATACTCGTCCACGATGTTGTCAAGCACAACCGGTTTCGTGTCTGCCAATACCGTATCGGTAAAAGTGAAGTCAATGGTTTTGGCGCGGTGGTTGAGAGTGAACTCTCCGCCTAAGAACAGTTCCAGTTTCTCGAAGTATTCCGCCACCGTCCAATGTGGCAGGGCACGTGCGAAGCCGCCTGTCCCCCAGGCATAAGGGAGCGTGTTGCAGATAAGGAGATACCTGTATTCCTCTACCTCTTCCAACTGTGAGAAGTCGCAGGAGTAACCGACCGCCTCACATATCTTCTTGGTGATATAGAGGAGATAGGGCTGCCAAGAGCGTCCACGGCATTCTGCATTCCACGTCCAATAAGCCGGACCGCTATTGGTGGCCGGATTGTAGTCGCAAAGGTTCTGGATATTTCCCGAAGCGTCATTGACCCAAGGCAGGGCCACGCACTTCATTCCGTTAAGTTCGGGATTCCAGGCCTTGTCCGGGGTACTGCCGTCACAGCCGGAAGCCGAGCCGAGATCAAGTTCGTTGATGTAGACCTTATCGAAAGTCTTGTCAAAATTCTGTTCGCTTCGCCCCTCCAGGAATTGTGTTTTGACTTCCACCTCGCTTATTTCCGTGACGGTTATGGAACCGAACTTGTAGAAGCCCCGGTCGCGTATCTCGCAGTCGTATATCACCTTTTGGGCGATAACGTCTGCACGATTGATGTTCCCGAAAATGGCGATGTTCTGAGGACAGCCTCGGAGTGGAAAGGTTATAGTGAGCGTATAACCGTCCGAGCCGGAGAACATACGGTTTTCGGAAACATACTCAAACGATGTGCCTTTCTTCAAGGCTGCGAGTTGATTGTTTACATATATCTGCATAATTACCTGTGTTATTTTCGTGACTTTGGAGATTTATTTTTCATCAGTCTGTCGTAGTCGTCCTGTGCTTTCTGCATACCGTGGTCGCCTGTTACGGTGTTCACCGTCACAAATGGCTCGTTGAGCCTTGTGTCGAGGCGGTCAAGTGTAGCATAAAGCCGTTCATCAGTCTGCGAGGACTGATTATAGGTAGTGTTGTTCACCACGGTTGGGGCTTGTGGCTGTGCTGCTATTACTGCCGGTGCAGTAATCGTGCGCGACACATCGGCGGCAGTTATAGAGCCGATAGTGTTGGTTCGCTGCGCATAGTCCAAAGCCTCCAACAATGGGCGGGTTCGGGGATTATTGACAAGTCGCTGCGAGGCGACCCATTCCCCTTTGTGAACAACACCTGCCACTTCATCGGATTTACCTTTCGGAGTAAAGCCGCCTGATTCATACCCCGTAGCCTCGGATTGCTGTTGCTGTTTCTTGATGGCTGCAATCTGTATAGCACCTGCGGCCACTGCCATAGCTGCTGCAATAGGTGCAAGGATGTAGCCGACCACCGGGATAGCCGCTGCCGAGCCGTATGCGTTCAGGGCGTTTGTGGCGGTCTGCGCAACTGCCTGTATTACCTGCATAGCGAACATTTTGCGGTTCGCCTCCTTCTTGGCTTTGGCTATCTCCTTTTCCTTGTCGCGTTCCAGTTTCTTCACCTTGTATGAGTTACCCTCGGCACGGGAGATTTCGGCATCATACCGCTTGTTAATTTCAGCGGTCTGCATTTCGAGTTCAGCCTGCATCATGGAGGAAAGCTGCGAGAAGATGGCCGACATACCCGAAGTGAGCGTGTCGAGCGTCCCGGTCAGAGCCTTTCCTCCATCAGAGTTGAGCCATTCGATAGAATCGGCGATACCCTTTTCCATAGCGTTGCGAGTGTCCTCCTCGGCAAAAAGTCCGTACTTCTTTTTGAGGGCGAGCTTCGCTTTCTCGTAGGCTTCATCTATGCGGAGTTTTTCAGCGGCATTGTCACCGGCTGCGGCAAGTTCGCGGTCGTAGACTATTTTCAACATGGCGAGGTCGGCATCGAGTTTTGCCTGTGCCTCTTGCGGATTGTCGCCGAAGTAATCTTTTTTCATGGCAGCATACTTGGCTTCGAGCCTTTCAGTCTCCTGTTGCTTGCGCTGCATCTGCGCGATCAACAGAGACTGGAGCTGCTGCTCGGCTTGGAGTCGCTCCTTGCTTCCCTCCTTGGCGAGAGCCACAATTTTGCGCTGATGCTCGATTTCGGCTTCCTCGGTTTTGAGGTCGTAGGTTTCCTTGGAGATAGAGCCGTCAATGTAAAACTGCTTCAACTCGGCAAGATGCGTGTTATAGCGGTTGTTTTCCTCGTCGATGGTCTGTTCATCGATATGCTCCTGTTGCTTGCGCTGTGCTTCGCGCCACTCGGCTGTTATCTTCAGTCGCTCCGTTTCCGTGAGATCGGTGTGCTGCAACTGCCGCTCGTGGAACTCTACCGCTATTTCGTCCATACGTTTGGTGTGGGCGATGTAGTCGGTCTCGCCGGTGGCGTAGGCGATACGAGCGGATGCTTCTTCCTGTTCGCGCCAGTCTTTTTCTTTGGCGAACTTGTCAGTAGTACCCGAACCGCTACCACTCCCCGAACCACCTCCGCCGGTATAGGTAATAGGCACGTTGGGTGTTTCCGGCTCAGCAAGGGCATCCGCAGAAATTTCGTATTTCTTGCGGAGATATTCGTTGGCTTCGTTGAGCTGACGCTGTTTGCGCAGGTTGGCTTGATATGCCGCCTCGGAAGCGTTGTAGGTCTGACCCGTAGACGCAACCTTTCGGGCATACGGTGCGACATCCACCAGATTACCTGCTGCTGCATCGGTTGAGTTGGTGTAGTTCTGATAGCTCTCCATTTCACGGGCGTTCTCCCAATCTCTGACGGCGGCATCGTGTGTCGCCTTGTCCTTGTCGCGCTTGGATTTAAGACCCGGAGCCTGTTGTTCGAGTGTGAGAAGTTCTTTCTCATTCTGAACAATCTTCTCTGCGGCTGCTCTTGCACGGGCAACCTCGATGATAGAATTGCGCAGTTTGTCGTAGGCGACACGCGCATTGCCGACCATAATCTCCTCGGTAGATAGATTCTTGAAGTAGTCGGGATAGAGTGCCTGTAACTGCTCGGCTGCTTTTCTGCGCTCATCCTTAGACTTCTTCTCATCGGTGGCTGCCTTATATAGAGCGTCAAGTCGCGCAATCTCCTTATGGGAGTATTCTGCCGAGGCTTCATCGAGGTCGGTAAGCGACTTTTGGTATTCCTCCTGTTCCTTACGCGCTTTCTCCGCTTCCTCTCGTGCTGTCTTCCAACGGTTGGCGAGGGCGTAGATCGCTGCACCGAGGGCAAGCACCAGTCCTACCCAGTTGGAGAATTTCATTGCCGCCATAGACTTGCGCCATCGCTCCTGCATGGCATAGTTCACCTGCAAGCCGTTGGTGAAATACTGCACGGCATTTACCAACGGAGTGAACAGAAGGCGGACGGCAGGTAAAATCATTCTGACAAGTCGCATCGCTCCATGAAAGAGCGTTGTCGCCTTAGTTGCCATGACGGTATGATAGCGGTAGACTATCATAATGGCGTTGTAGGCGGCAATGGCGGTTACACCGGCTATTATCTCCTTGCGGTACTTGATAAAGAAATCGACCATAGCCGAGAGGGCTTTAAGGGCGATTGTCGAAGAAGAAATGACGAGTCGCATCACGGGCTGTAATTTTTCTCCGAGCTCCACGGCAAGTTCGTGGACGCGGTTCTTCGCTTTGTCAAGTTGTGCCTGAACGGTATTGTTCTGCACCTCGAACTCCTTGTCGATAGAAACCGCTTCGGCGAAGGCTTCGTTGGCGACAAGCTGCTGGCTCTTGACCTCGTCGATATGGTTGGCGAGTGTCGAGAGTGCGGATATGGCTCGCGAGCCGTTCTCGCCCATATCCTTGAACATCGGAGAGAGAACATCCATACTGCCCGCCTTTTTGAGTGTCGAAAGAAACTCAATCAGTGCGGCATTCATATCCGTTTTTACCAACTTGGAGAACTTCTGCACGTCCATACCTGCGACCTTGGCATACTTGGCAGGGTCTTGATAGATGCGCACGATTACTTGACTCAATGCTGTACTGGATGCCTCCAATTTCTGATTGTTGGTGTCGAGAACTGCGGCGAAGCCCATAATCTGCTGTACGGTCATGCCAGCTTGCGCTCCTACGCCACCCATTCGCGATGCGAACTCGGCGATATATGGAGCGGAGGCGGAACAGTTCTGCGATAACTCGTTTATCACAGAACCGACCGACAGCAGGGCTTTCTCGGTGCCGAGCCGCTTCTCATCTCCGAAGATACCTGTCAGTTTGGAGAGTGTCAGCGTGGCACCGCTTCCGAGGTCGTCGAGTGCGACATTGATTTTGTCGGCTGCGCGGACAAAACCGAGGACATCTTCTTGTGAGGATTTGCCGAGTCGTCCGGCTTCCTGGGCGAGTTGGTTCAGTTCCTCTCTCGATGTACGGGTGTCTATCATCTTGAACTCCTCGTTGAGCGCACCGACTTCCTCGGCAGACATACCCGTAAACTTGCGGACATTAGCCATCTCTTGCTCCATTTCCGCGTATGCAGACACGGCTTTGCGCCCTGCCATTACCAATCCCGTAATGGCGGCACCGACAGCGAGGAGAGCCATCTGCCACTTGTTAATCCAGTTCATGACGCGGTCAGAGAGTGATTCTTGCTCACGCATAGCGGAGTTTACGTTGTCAATCTCTCTCTTGACCGCCTTAATCTTCTCTATCTGCGCATCCCAAGCGGCAGTGCCTCGCTCGATGCCGTTCAGCTCGTTCTTCAACTGCTTCAATGTCTTGTTCAGCTCCCGAGGTGTCGCCTTGTCGAGCCGATGTAGGACTTGCTCGCAGGTGGCGGCAGAGCCTTTCAACTGCTCCATAGTCCGTTGGGTGGCATTGAGTTCACGCTGAAGTTTTTTCATCGTGGCTTTGTCCCCTGCTTTTGCGGCTTTTTCAATCTGCTTTTCCAAACGCTTTGCATCTTTTTCCAAAGAAGAAAGCATCTGCTGAGCCTGTTTGCCGTTCACGGAGAGAACGACATTGGCGGTAGATGTATAATTTGCCATAATTCCTTGTTTAATGCGATTTTGTAGGTGTTCCCTGCAAATATCGCTACGGCTTTTCATACTGGAAAAGACGGAAAAAGGGTGTACTGTCATAGGAGGAACTGCCTTGACGGGAGGGTGTCGGGAAGGAACGAACCGACCTTGATTTTGATGGGCGGCACACTTGCCGATGGGTCCCGTCGAAATCAAGCCTTAAAAATTTGACTGTCAGGCAAATTTGGCATCTCGCGAGGTGTCCGCTCTACAAAAATCTTCGATTTGTAGCGGCTTGCGAGATGATAAGTCCGAAGAATGAGGACTTTGGAGGTTACGGAGGCTTGCCTCCGTAGGGGCTTTGCACATCCCCCACCGCGCTGATTTGCAATTTCTTAACAGCTTTTGACCCCCACCGCTATATGCAGAACGGGCGGTAAAATCGTTGCCGTGAAGGTCTAATTTCCGCATCGTGGAAATTGACCTTTGCGACAGCCACCGCTTTGCTCACTTGTGAGCGTTTAATGTGGCGATGTGCGGTGATGACGATGCTGTGCGTAACGGAGGTGAGCCAGCCAAAGGAACGGAGGGAACTCGGAGTGCCTACATCAGGATTAGAGCAAATGGCAGGTGTCGTGCAACGCAGTGGAGCGACAGGCACTTTGTTGTAGGCTTGTCCTATAACAGTGTGCCGACCTGCCCTTGCCCTAAGCCGTAGGCAAACTCGGAGTGAGTGAAGTGGTTGGCCGACTGCCGTAGTGGAGTTAGTGCATCGTCGCACCGTGCATCGGGGTCCGGGGTGGGCGTATAATCAAGGTGCGCAGGGCTTGTGTCGGTTTTGGGTGAAGTGGAGCTGACGAGAAGCGAAAGGGAAATGTAGGCGTAGCCGGAGCAAACAGCGAATGAAGGGTGTCGTGCAACGCAGTGAAGCGACAGGCTTTCTCTTAAATCCCTTGCGGTTTGAGAGTAAGCCGTCCCTTCCTCGCCGTGCGCCGCAGGCTGCTCGGGCATAGACGTAATGCACCTCGCGGCTCGTGGCGGAATGAGCGGTGAACCGACGCACCCGGAGCGAATAATCCTCTTTCTGCCGATAGGCGTAACACCGTGCATACGTTCTCCTCTATGGGTGGGAGAAGCGGCTGTCAATGATGTTAAGGGCTTCGGAGAGAATGAGGGAGCGCAGCGGCCAGGCATCAAGAGCCGGAAAAACAAGCGGAGGTTTCGGGGCACACTGGAATTGGAACGACCCGGCCCGTAAGGTGTCGGGGGAAAGTGGAAATGGAAGCGTGAAGATAGTTTGTAACCATAGGTGCAGACAGTAGCGACCCGGCACCGTGACGCAGGAGCGGTGTCGGGATTAAGCGAATGGCAAGCCGGAGGGCGCAATCTATCGACCCGAATACCGAAGCGGTCGCTATTCACAGGGAGGCACGACCCGTGAACAGCGATGTTCGGGCTTGAAGATGCACAGGACGGAAGCGGACGATTGAGCGCAGATTGTCTAAGACATCAGCATAAGCCGCTTCGGGTGGGGAGAATAATCAACGTATGCGAAAAACAAACGAGCCATCCTTGCGGACAACTCGCTTGTCGATAAATGAAGAAATTTACTCTCAGAGTGTAGAATAAGTTATCGTTTTCGATAGAAAACATATAATAAACCACCTATCACAAGTATTGTGATTACGAACATTGCTGTGCCGTCAGGCGGATTATAGAGGCGCGTTGTGGTGGTGTGTTCTGTTGAAGTCTCGGCGGCTGATTGATGATACGCCACCGTATCAAGCCGATTGAAGCCTTCGACGCTGTCTCTATGAACACGCCGCTGATCTATGACGCGCCCACGGACTGCCTTCAGGCGAATAATCTCCGGCTGACTGGCGACAGAGTCGCCGATATAATAAGGTCTTTCGATATTGATTTTCAGGGTATCGAAGCTAAAATCAATATTCCTTACGAGTGAGTCAATCACCGCCGTTGTACGGTGATGCTCAGACCGGGCGACGCTGTCAACCGACAGCGAGGTATCATTGACGATCTCTTTGTGGGAGCGGCAACCGACCAAAAAGGCGGTTGCGGCGAGAGCAAAGAGCAGATAGGAATGGCGATAGCGTTTCATAGGTCTTTATACTCTTTGGTAGCGTCGAATGACGGACAGGCTTTGTTAGCAAAATCGCGGTGGCCGTGAATAGCGGCTACCGTGTATTTTGCCTTTAACTCACGAAGCAGCTTCAAAAGTGCAGCCTTTTGAGCGTCTGTCCGTGTATCTTTCGGGGTCTTGCCGTCTGCGGCACAGCCTCCGATGTAGCAAACTCCGATAGAGTTTGCGTTATGACCCGTGCAGTGTGCGCCGACCTGACTCTCAGGTCTGCCACAATGAACCGAGCCATCGCGATAGATTACATAATGATAGCCGATGCAGCGGAAACCGCGCTGACGATGCCAGCTGTCAATCTGTTGGACGGTGAAGTCCTTGCCCTCCTGCGTAGCGGCGCAATGGACGATGATTTCGTTAATTTTCCTCATGTGATTTGGTGTTGTTGGTGTTATACTGATAGTGATATTTCATGCCGAAAACCGCACCCGCGAAAGTGAGAATTTCGCCAAAAGCCACGAGGACGGAGTCGTGGATTTTGCCGGGCGGTGGCACAATAAAACCTGCTACCAATAGGCCGCATCCGACCACGATAAGAAAAATAGCGGAAAGGAGCGTGATTGTTGGTTTATGTTTGCGAATTTCCATTGTAATATATTGTGTATGTGAGATATTATTGCTAATTTTGCGATAGTAAGTGAAGACAAGCTAATCAACCCGGACACCTCTCAACGAAGTAAAGCCAAGCTAAGAAAAATGTACACCTCTCAGGTATGCGAGATAGCATCTCCTTATGGGCTATCGGCGTCGCAGTATTCCGGATAGCAGTCCCAGTAGGTTTCCTCCGGGCTATCATGTGAGCCGTTTATGAGATAGCAGTCCCCGAAGCGCAAGCTCCGGGCTATCTTTTTTATAGGGGTATGTGTTATCGTGAGAAGTGCCATGTTTCCATTGCCGGATTATATACGATTGAGAACTCGGCAAGCGAGCTTACGAGGTTGGCGATTGAGATGCGCGAGCGTCCCGGCAAGATTTGTTTGGCGAAGCCGATAGCGAAGCGGAAACGCAACATCCGATGTTTCTTTGCGTTCTTGGGGTCGAGCATACAGACACAGGAACGCCCCCACGCAACGAACGGTGTGCCATCCCTGCGTTTGAAAGTCTTTATGATGGTTTCGGGCGTGTATGCGTATGCGTTTGCCGGTTCGCAATAATGAATATGTGAGTTGGCGCTGAACATCAGATAATTTCCTGTGTCGATTTTGACCGTATAGCACGAACCGAACAGATTCCACCCTTTGCGCTTGTCGCAATACTTTTTCCGTGGTTCACCTGCCGCAATGGCTACTTTGTCGCCCCACTGATTGCGCTTGCGCGTGTTCCGAAAGAGATATGGCACATATCCGTCGGCCACAAGCTGCTGTGCACCTAACAGACGGAGTCGCCCATTCTCGGTGACAACCGAGATTTGGGCAGTATTATAAAGTCCTTTCGAGTCTTCGGTCATACCGAGTTTGGCTTGAATTTCATCAAGCAATTTGCTAATTTCGGAGATAGCCTTGCGAGCGTTGTTAAGGTCGATAACCTGCTGCGCTCGCATCGCTCCGGCTCGTTCGGTCGTGGCCTGTTGTATGAAAAGATTGTTGGTATAAGTGCCGATTGAGCCGTTGGCAAGGTCAACGGTCTTGATGTTGGCCAGAATATGGTTGCGGTCGGCTTGCCCTTGTTGAATAGAAACGAGTGCTTGACCGGCTGCTTTGAAGCCGTCAAGCAATTTCTTGATAGTATCGACGGTATCGGAAGTACCTGCGGTGGCTATAAGGTCTGCAAGACGTTGCAGAATATAGCCGAGCGATTCGGGAGTGATTGCGTCCTTGGCTTTCAAGGCGCGAAACTCAGTAATGAGTTGGGATATTGATTTTGTATCGATAGCCATAACGATGCTGATTTGATACAGCAAAGTTATGGCTATCACTATACAGACGAAAAGACACAGAAAGCAAGGTCAGAGTGTCACTGACCTGCGCATAATATCGGGATTGAGGGCGTTGGAAACTGCCCGACAAAATTCTTGTCCGAGGCTGTCGGCATAAAATTCCTGAATGTTCATCACGGAGGCATAATACTTGCGAGAGAACCAACGCTTGCGTTTGCGACCGTTGGCTTTGCCAATGTCGCCGGGGTTTCCTCGCGGAGTATTGCGTCCCGTACCATAATCCACAAACAAGCCGTATGTATTGAAGGCTTGTGAAAGTGTAATGTCAATGAACTTTCCGTCGGCAGTCATGGAGATGCCGACCGTTGAGCGGTACAACGCTCCTGTGTCTACCGCACCGAGCAGGGCAATTTGTTCGCGCCATATCTTAACCATAGTATTGTTGAAGGCACTGACGTACTTACGCCGTGCTTCAAGCTGTTCATCATTGTTTCCACTCATCGGCATTGTATCTTAAATCGGTGTAGACATCTACGGCGATTTGGAAATATGCGCAAGCGCAGCCGGAGAAAAAATATCGGTCAATCTCGTTGAACGATATTCGAGGGTCGATATAGATGCAGTTCTGCTCTAATCTGACCCTTTCGAGGATGAGTTTCGACATGAATTGTCGGAACAGCTCGCGCATAGTTTCCATACACTCCGAACGAGCCGACATATCTTCGGCTGCGTGGCGCATGGCGAGGAAAACGGTTTTTACTCGTCGCGTCCTCGGTGTGTTGTTTAACTCGGTATAGCCGTCGGCTATATCGCTGACGCAGCAGAAAGCAGATGTGGTCTGCATCTGAGCGAGTGCTTCCTCGAAGCCCTCCAAACCGCTGACGCGACAAAACAGGAAATTTTCAGCGTTGGCGAGATTGTTGGTGGCGCAAAGATTTTCAAAGAAAAGCGATGCGTCCAAACATCCGAGTAAATGAGCAGATGAGTTATTTCCCATTGGTGCTGATTTTAGCGTTGAGTTCCTTGTATTCACGTGCTTGTGCGTTTAACTCCGTTAAAGCACGGTGCGTATCGAGGGCGAGGACTTCGGCCTCTTTGGTGATGTCGCCTTTGGTGAGCGCACGGATTTGTGCGTTCATAGCGTCCTCGACAGATGGAGCGGACGAGCCGAGCAGGTTGCCGTCGTCGACACCGGCCAACGGCTGAAAAAAGTCGGAGTATTTCTTCGACAGCGTTTCTTTCAGTGAGGCGAACCAGTAGAAGATGTTGATACGTTCCGATGGTTTGAATGTCATAGACTTGCCGTAGAGCGTTGCTCCGAGTTCATCGAGGAGATTGTCGTCTTGTGTGGCGAGATACCCTTGATAGAGGTTATCGCAGATGATGTATGTTTCAAATGGTACACCCTCGAAGTCAGCCGAAAGTGCTTGCTGGCGGTTGATTTTCGAGATGCGAACAGGAACGGTCGGCAGTGAGCCGAGCCAGTCGAGATGCGGCAGCAACTCTGCGAGGGTCACGGGTGTAACCTCGAAAAGCAACTTTCCTTTCTTCAAAATGTATGAGCCGGTTTCCTGACGGCCTATAACCTTTGTGCCGCTCCAACGGAGCAAACAAATGGTCTTTATCTCGTCTGTGGTATGTTCTGCGGCAATGAGTTCGTAGACATAGCGGAGGCGTTTGTCGCCAAGTTCTTGCCAGTCTTGCGGCAAGATGAAATTGATAGAGATTGTCTGCATATTGAGAAAGATTTGATGTTAAAAGAAATAGCCTGTCGATTTCTTTTTGTTACGGAATACAGGCGGTGAGAATAATTCGGCGGTGGCGGAATGATGCCAATCGGGAAACTCGTCCTCGTCCTGACGGATATAGTTCACTATATCGGCAAGGCGACGAGTGCTGAATGTTCCGGCTGTCAGATAGCCCACGATTTGGGCTTTGACTTGCCGAACAACCTCTCGCCTTTTCGGGGTCAGATCTCCGCGCAGGTTTTCGGAGCGGAGTGCTGACATAAGCTCCGGCGACAGCCATTCTTCGGCTAACGATGCTTCAAGGTCTATGACCTGCGAGCGGAGTTCGAGATACTTCTCCCACATGGAGCCGGTGGCTTCGCCGACGGCATCGACAATGCCGAGGTCAGGGAAAAGTGTTGCACCGAAGAAGTCGGCTTGTGAAGATGAGAGCCACTTGCTTGCCCCGACGAGTTCGGGCAGAAGTGCGGCGATGCAGTCGTCGCGGTGGCTCAACATCGAGCCGACGAGCCTGTCTACACGCGACTTAGATGCCGGGGCGAGATTCTGAGTGCTGACAACTCCGAAGCCATTCGGAGTAAGCACGATGTCGAACGAGGGAATTGCACGGCGCAGAGCATCGGCAACAACGAGGCGGCTGCACAATATCTTGATATTGTTGCTGTCGGTGTAGCCACAGATGGTGTTAAACGTACATTCCGAAGTGAAAGTAGTCTTTACCCAGTCTTCGGCAAGGTCGAGAAAGTGCGCGAGCCTTTCGATAAAGGGCGTTTCGCCCTTGACCGTGGCGATTATGTTGGGGATATGGGCGCGTAACTGCGCCTCAGTCGTTATCAGTTTCATAAAAGGAACGAGTTAAGAGTTAAGAGGTACGAGGATTGAAAAAGACTAAGGGTTAGGCGCATCTCGTCCCTCGTTCCCCTTAACTCGTACCTCTCGTGCGTCCTGATGTTCGTCCAGAGTTGTAAGTTGGATGAATGGCACGTCTACCGTCACGCCCTGCCAACCGTTAAAGCGGATGATGATACGATGGACGGTAAAGAGCAGGTCGTGATACGGTTTCTGAAGGGCTTGGGCGATGGTGTACAGCTCGCGCTTGTCAGAGCCGGAGTTATTACTTTGGGCTTTGCCGGGGACTGAACCGACAAGGTTACTATGCACACGCATAGTAAAGCATATCATATTGATTGCTTCCTGAATGTCGGTTTCCCAGTCGCCGCCCTCTTTGCTATCGTCAATCTTGTTGATTACGACATCGTGCTGCTCTTTGCCGTCGGGCGAGATATAGAAAGTGGAGAACCAGGCTTTGCCGCTGTTCTCCGCGCCGGTCAGGAAATCGAGGATTTGCTGCTTCTCGCGCACGATGCGCTCCTGTTGCTTCCGGCGGTCGGTGATGCCTTCGGCTCGAAAGATGCTCTCCCAATACTTCGCGCCTATCTCGATGTGATACTTAATTGGGGCAGAATTTTTCAGCTTTGCTTCCTTGGCGATGCCGATAAGCTGCTTGATGTTGTACCATTTGCCCCGGAACAATGCGCCATAATAAGGTATGGGATAATAGGTGGAGTCAACAGTAGGAATACGGCTGACGATGGCGAACTTACGACAACGAGTTTTCTTGGCGAGTTTGTCTTGCAGATCTCGCCACGGAGAAGCCGTGTCGAGCAGGTCTATTTCCTCGATGTCGTTGCGAGAGGAAATAGGTTTTCTCCAGTTCGCGTAAAGGATTTTGGCGATGCGCCCTTGCTTGTTGGCCGGAGTGAAACGGCAGTAACAAGCCTCTTTACGCAACAGGCGCACAATCTTTGTGCCCTCCTCGTTGAGAATAAGCACTGACACGGCGAAACCGAAGTGCTTAAAGTCTTGACTTACTCCGAGAAAGTATGAAGCGAGGTCGTTGTCGAGGGTGAAGTCCTCGACGGCACTCTTGACCGCTGCGGAGGCGATGCAGGTATCATACCGCAGACCGGCACCGTAACAGACCTCGGCGTTAAAACACTGGCAGGTGGCGAGTGTTTCGTCTTTCTCAATGAGATTGAGGATGTCGAAAGGCATCTGATTGTCGCCGCCCCACGGAATATAAGAGAGGCTATCGTCTACGATAGTCGGCACAATATCCACATCCTCCTTGAATACGGATGCGGAGTCGACGGTGAACGCTACACGGGCTTCATAGCCCGGCACGTTCTCCACGGAGTTGTAATTGAGGTTTTCGATATTCATAGCGAAAGAAATTGAGCGTTAGAGAAAAACTTCCAAGTCGTTGACGCGGAAGATGCAGCAGTCACGGACGCGGCGACATTCGCCGGAGGTTAGCAACTTCACGTTGCGCCAACCTCCGTAAAAATCATATCTCAAAGAGATGCAATTTTGCAGGTGGAGAATTGAGCCGTCAGACTTCCAAACGGAAATATCGACAGGGTCGCCGCTGTTGAGCATCGTGCGAGCGGTGGATATGTGTATCGAGCGAGCCATTGGTTACGAGTAAATCGGGTTGAAAGGAGAAGTAAAGATGCCCGGTGAAGCAGGGAGCTGAACGATTGGGCGGTTGTTGGCATACCGCCATTTGAACTTTACGGAGTTCGGTTTCTCGTCACCGTCCTGCATTTCGCAGGTACATTCGGTGATGAGGATAGGCACAATCACAAGAGGGTCTTCGGGATTGGTTGCGTCCGGCTCTATTCTGAATACATCGTGCGAGGAAAAGAGTTGGTCTATCCACTCGGCTTCATCGGAGGTCAGCGGTTGCGCCTGAACTTCGTAGGTCTTTTCTGTAGTTTGGTTGTAGAAGCGAGAGGTGCCGTTGATAACGGCGAGCGAGCGGTCTACATCCGTCTTGGAGGTCGTTACCTGTGGTAATGCCGCCCAGTCCCAAACGTTGAAGCAGTTGCGGAAGTAGAATGTCTCGCGCTCATCGAGTGAGGGGTCAACGAAAAATGTAATGGAGCGTTGACCGACACGGACACAGAACATGACGAGTTCGATTTCTGAGGGGCGGACAAGTGCGAACCCTGCCGCATCAGCAACAATCGCGCTTTGGGCGATGTTGATTTGCACCACTCCCGATGAGGTGGCGGTCTTGCCGGAATCCATATAATATTCGTGTTTGTATATCGCCTCACTTCCGTATTTACGGAAAGTGTGTGCGACAGTATAGGCGATGCTTTCTCCCTTTTCGGCATAGAAGAAAAGGGAGATTGTGGAGTTGGGTGTAACTCTGCGGACGGAAAGAGTAGTCAGAAAATTCTCTTTGAGGAAGATCGATACATCGGCATTGGCGGTGAATCGGTCGCAATAGAGAACGTGGATAACCCACGAGTCGGCTTTATTGTCGACGGTATCGGAGAATGCACGGAGTGTAAAGTCGGCGGTGGCAGAGTTTGATATACGCATATTGTCCTCGATGAGCCTACCGAGGTCGTATAGTTTCACCCTGCCGGCATGGGCATAGTATCGCTCGGAAAGCAGTACGACATTGCCAAAGGCGGTGAGCGTGACATCGACGTATGTACCGTCGACATCTATATCAACATCTCCGATAGCCGACGACAGGAGCATTTCTTGTGGTTTATATGTAATTCGGTGTGCCATACCGCAAAATTACCCTTGTAATTTGAATGGATAAAAGACAGTAAAAGCGGTCAACCCCGGAGGGTCAACCGCTGAATGGAGCGTTTGGAGAAGTTATTTCTCCAAATGGTCGGGAACGAAGTCGGGAGCATCGGGGTTGATGCCGCGCTCGATGTACTTCTTGCGAAGTGCATTGTAGCTCTGAACGACTATCTGATTGATGATGCGAAAGTGCAGGTCTTCAATCAGGAGAGCCAACTGCTCGCTGTGGCTCGGAAACTGTGTGCCAAAGGCGTAGTTGATTGTACGCGCTGCATCGAGGATAACTTGCAACTCTTGTTCGGTAAATTTGTTGTAGTTGATTTCCATTGTTTTGGATTTATAGGGTGAAACATTCGTGATCTCTGTTGTCGATGTGGAGGATTGAGAGCGTGTAATTCTCGCAACCTTTGCAGTACTCGACTCTGATAAAGTCCTCGCCGTCGCGCCAACAGAACCATAGGGCTTTTCGCATTGCGTCCAAGTCGCTGTCCGCCATAAATCGGAATTTTCCTTGTTTTGTGTAGCAGGTATATTCGTACATGATTGTGAGAATTAGCGGTTTGACTTTCGGGAAGAAAGCGAGGGAGGCTTATGCCTCCTCTCGCGCTGCCTCGAACTGGAGGCGTTCATAGATGTTTTGGGAGATTGTTGCTCCGTAGCGAGCTTTGAGCAAGTGCATATAGCGCATGGCACTCTTGGCTGTCTTGCATCCGCAGCCTACATTGTCCTTGGGGGCAACGCCCTTGAAGTAGACGTACCAGCGGTTGAACTTGCGCTGAGCCACGATGAGCTTGGGAGTTGAAGTAGCCGGAGTAGTCTCGACGGCTGGAGCTGCTGTTTGAGCTGTGATGTTCTCTGCGGATTTTTTAGTTTTCTTTGCCATGATTTTGAAGTATTTGGGGTTTGAAATGTGAGCCGAGGCTCTTAATTTTTACGGTACAATCATTTGGGAGAGCGCGGAAAGCGGCAATGCAAATAATTCCAAGAAAAATTTTAAGGCACATTGGTTGCCGGTAAATACTACCGCCCATTTATAGGCGGTGGAGATTTATAAAATTTATCGCAGCCCCGAGGTGGCGGCAAGGAACGCAGTCGGGATAGAGAAACGGTATTTGCAGATAGCGGTGCGCCCTACCTTTGTACAGGAAAAATAGACCTCGGTTCACTCCCCCAATACGAGATTGGCAAATAGAAAACTAACGCAGAGAACGTAGCCAAACAGCCCCGTCGGAGAGCCACGGCACACAACTCCGCATTCAGCGTGGTAGCAAGTTTAATAGCGTTAAGGTATGTCGTTCAAGGTTTACCAAAGGCGTAGGCAGTCGATGAAGTCAAAGAGTGCAGCCGTATGGTCTTGCGCTCGATATGGAGCAACGCCAAAACATCGAACGCTTTTAGTCGGGGCGAGTTGCGGCGGTGTCCGTCGCGCCCGAAAGTCAGACCGCTTCACAATGATGTAGTCCGAATATCACAAAATAAGAATAGGAAATGGAGTATGCCGACAGCGGACGCGATGAGCCATAGCCCTGAGGTTGGAGCGTCAGCGAGGGCAAAGGTTGAGTGCAGGGGTGCGAGAATAGCCCTCAATCCTCCGACAACAAACGATGTTTTACCAAACCTTAAGCAATGGAAATCGGCAAATGAGAGAGATGCAATCTCGATGCGCGGTGAAGCGACTTCCGGGAGCGTAACACCACAGATAAAGTCGGCATAGAGGCGGTGCCGGAGTGCCGATTGACAACGGAGCAGAGCGGTGGCGATGAATGAGCAAGGATAAAGGCTGCCCCGGCGGACAGCCTACCCTTTGAGGGAGGTTTGATTTATCAGTATGCGTAGCAACCCTGTATCATTGTGTAGTCGACATTGTCGTACATTGAAGCTGCGATTTCCTGGGCTTCATCGGCGTTACGGGCTTCGATTTCTTCTGTGTAGCTTTCGCCGTCGAAAGTGATTACTTCTACCGAGTAGTATTTGAGCTTGCGGTTGGAGTTGAGAGAGCTGTCTAATATGTTCATTACGTGGGTCATGATTTTGAAGTTTAAGAGGGTTTTTACTGTGCGCCGGGGCGCGTTTGATTTTTACGAACAATCAAGTGGGAAGCTGTTTGAGACCGAACAAAAATTTAGAGAGAATTTTAAGCGCAGCGGCTAAAAATGAGGCTTGTACCATTTTCAGTAAAATTGTCGAAGAAATAGCGAAGCGGTTTTAGTGAGCCGGAGGGAAGTCGAGTTGGCGACCTAACTTTGTACAGGAAAAATAAGCCGTGGCTCGCTCCCCAAAAACGGAAAAGGCAAATAGAAAACTAACCGCAGGAAAGATAGCCATACCGATCCGCCGGAGAGACAGGCCATCACTCCGCACTCGTCGGTGCAGCAAGTGAGACGGTACGGCTATCAAGGGTGTGGCGAGGACACGTCGGCGATGGATGAGGCCGGGAGCGTGTGCGCCCTTTACATGCGCTCAAAGCGCGGTGCGGAACGACCCCGAAACACGGAGAACGCCGGGCGAGGCAATAAGCGGCGGCGGTGGCCGTCGCGCCGGAAGTCAGACTGTCCAATGCGATGATTCCGTCTGACACAAAACCGCCATTGGAGATTGCCGACAACGGAAGCGATGCGACATTCCTCTTTGCGGTGGTACGACAATGAGGATTGTGTGGAGTCAGGCGGCCAATAACCAAACTCATCGCATAGCACGGCGATAGACAATACAAACCCTCCCGAAGCGATGTGATGAAATGCCGTTGATCATCTTCCGAAGAACTCTGCGGCTTGTGGGGCAAAGAGCGGTCAGCTCGGATGGCCGACAGGCACCTGCCCGGAGCACAGCGTTTGCGGAGGGTCTGACCCGCGACCCTCGGCTTGAAGGCGGTGCCGGGAGCCGATAGACAATTGGGAATGGAGCTATGGTTGAAAAGAGCATGGGAAAAGGCTGCCCCGGCGGACAGCCGTCCCTTTGAGGGAGGATAGGTTTTACCAAGCTGCGTAGCAGCCCTGAACCATTGTGTAGTCGACATCATCGACTTGTGATGCTGCGATTTCCTGGGCCTCCTCGGCGCTGCGGGCTTCGACTTCTACCGAGATGCTTTCGCCGTCGAAAGTGATTACTTCTACCGAATAGTATTTGAGCTTGCGGTTGGAGTTGAGAGAGCTGTCGAATATGTTCATTACGTGGGTCATGATTTTGAAGTTTTAGAGGGTTTTTACTGTGCGCCGGGGCGCGTTTGATTTTTACGTGCAAAAAGGAAGGAAGTGGAGAGGGCGCAAGCGCAAAAACTTCAAGAAATATTTTAAGCCTCCGGCGGTAAATACTACCTGCAAGGTGGAGATTTATAAAAAATTTTGCAGAACGTCCCGGAGGGCCTCGTTTTGCGATAGACCGGCACGACTTAACTTTGCTAAGTGAAATATCAGATGCGTTCCGTGCGTGTTTACAAGTAAAGTTCCTCGCTGAACGTCCCGGCAAAATCCTGATCCACGTAACCTGCAAGGCATATTTGATGGCGAACGCCAACTGCAAGCACAAATACACATCTGCCCCGTGAAGTAATCACCGACGGCAAAAACATCTCACAATAATGTGAAGCCCGGACGAGGAAGAACAGAATGGAAATCACCACAAGGAGAGCCGACGGAACAATGGATCGGGGTACAACTTGGTAAAACCCTCCCTCAAAGGGTATGATGAACGGTCGAAGTCCTTATAATGCGAATGTTCGTGCCAGCGAGAGCAGAGCGGAGTTTACTCCGGTTATGCCGAGCGCAGCCGAACTTGGGCGAAGCCAAAGAAGCCATCGCGGAACGACGGCTTATAAAAGAAAGCAAGCTTCGGATCCACAAGGTGGTGCCGAAGCTTGTGTATGAGTTAGGGATAGATAGCCCGAATGGGTCAAGACCTTAGGCTTGACGGCTTGGCGCAATAGCTCGGCGGCGGTGCCGCAACTCCAAAATTATATCATTTAATATCTATACGAGCATATAATTTTTCGTAGCCTGGAATATTTGTAATGCTCCATACAGATATTTTAATGCCTTTTGTGTTTTTTCGATTAAAAACTGTATTATGACCTTTTTTTATATATCCAATTTTGCATCCATTAAAAGAAACATAAACGGCATAAGGGTCAAATTCATTGTCTTTCTCTTGAGTAAAAGTGAGTATATCTCCAACCGTTAATTGGGATAAATCGAAATCATATTTTGAAATTCCTGCAATGTCCGTAATAAAAGATGGTTTGTGCGACTGAAAGTATTGAGGTACAAACTCAAACATATCAGATGCGGATAATCCTTGAGTTTGAGCAAGAATATATAATGGGTCGTTAACCTTAGACTTGTCTACTAACCAAAAATTATAAAAATCCTCTACATCATTACGGGTATTATTAATCAAACGACCAAAAAATACCTCTGATATTTGCGTGGAAGAAAGAGAATGGGAAGATAAAGGCAACCCCGGGTATCCAGCGAAACTCGGATCGATAGCTTTGGCTGCTTCGATGCCTTTTTCATCATATGCAAAAGAAAGACCCTTTTCATTTTTGGGGACAGAGAGTATGCCAATACAAATGCGGCGATGCCCTTTTTCAGGACGCCACATTAAGGCAATGCGGGTGAAATCATATCTGGTGGCCATACTCTTGAACTTTCCGAAAAATAAACGATATGCGGCTGTCAATCAACTTAACAATGAAAAGCTTACGATTGTTCGAAATGCGACCGTAATCAAATCCATTTTTGGGATAATTGGCATCCATATTATTAATTAACGAAATTAACTGGTCTTTATTGTACCGGGATAAGTGCTTCGAGATAAAGTGTCTGCATTCATCTGGGAAATTAATGAGTAAATAATCAATGGTCTCCAAGAAAGATTTCTTTGTTCCATCAACGATTATGTCGGATTTTCCATTGCAAAAAAACTTTTCAAAGGCATCATCATCATCTAAAAGAAGTTTAATCCTGTCTTCGGAAAGCTCACGACCAAGACTGCTGCCATTATCATAAAAGGGAGCAAATCGGTGTCGGATGAATGCTAAAACTTTCGGAACTTTTAAAAATTTGATGCCAAACTCTCTATGAAAGTTCCAGTATTCTTTTATTCGTAAAAATAGGTTTTTCTTTTTAAGTTCGGAATAATAGGATTCTCCGACTTTATTTCGTATTAGTGCCCAATTCTCTGAATGTCTATCGGTATTACCAATAATGCAATCAAATAGAACCATCTCAACAGCGATACGCCTATATTCAATCAAGCCGACTAATTTAAGAGCATTTTCAATCATATAAAAATGATGATTGGTTCTGCAATCTTCGCGGAAGTTTGGTTCAAATTGTATAATGAGATTGACACCCTCAATAAGTTCTTCAGTTTTTAGGTCAATCATATTTTGGGAAATACATCCAATTTTATCATTGCAACTGGCAATATGATAATGTAAAACAGGAAGACCAAGATGAAACCCCAAAATAGAAGCCGCTATTTCAGACCAAAACTCGCAAGGATAATCTTTTTTACCTTGCTTTATAGAAGTTTTAAAATAAAATGTTTGGCCTGTAGGAGCAATATAGACACCCTTATCTCTTGTCCCAGTAGTATTTAATTCTCGCAACTTAGGCCAGGAGTCAATAGTGAAATATAGAGGAGGGTCGACCAAAAACATTATTTAAGCTGCGTTATAGAGTTGAATGAGAAGTGAACGGATTTCATTAAAAGAAAGTTTAACACTTATTTCCTGATTAAGGCCAGTGTTAATCACATATATAAATGACTCCTTACGGTAGTATTTTTCTCCTACTAATTTCAAGGATTTCTCGATGGTTTCTGACTTTGCAAGAAGAAGCACTAACTGATAGTCCTGGTCAACGACTTGGGTATTGTTGTTAGGATGTGCTTTGGTGTTATGTTGGGTTGCGGTAAGGAGGATGAGATTTTCCACATAATGAGCAATTTGAGGAAATTGCGAACGTGGGAAAATATGGTGTACCTGTGTCGCAGGACCGTTACCCCATTGGTCATGAACTTCACTCTCGTGGTGAATTTTACGAATGAGAGCAATGGCCTTGTCAACATAATACTTACTGAACGCTTCTTGTTGGGTGTCAATGGCCCCTTCTGCGGCTTCTTGTCTTGTCATCGACTTGTCCTTGTTGAAATCCCTCCAGTTCTTACGATTATACATAAGGTCGGAGAAAGTAAAAGGATATTTTGAAAGCGTCCCTCTTTCAGAGCCGCAGATGTTATTGTCAACGGCAAAGATATTGAGTATCTTGGGAAATATTCTTCGTACTTCGACGGCGGTATTTATGTTGGTGTTGCCAATCATAAATCGAATAAATTTATCACGCAAGAACATATAGTCAGATTTGGATATATCTCCCTGAGCGGACTTGTCTATGAACTCCTGGAAATATTTCCACATACCACTATCTTCCATCACCTTGCGGAAATAGCAATACAAGAAATTGAATGTATTGCGCTCACGACGTGAGATATAGTCGAGCATATCCTCATCAGCTATCGAGTAGACGTTGGCGCTACCCGATTTGGTAATATTCAACACGTGCGCATATCCCAAAAGCCTGAGTGGTTGCTGAATAAATTTATCGTATTCATGCCTTGCTGTTGGATTGGTCGGTATAGGCTTCCCAAAAACGGCAACAGCATTTTTGATGAAATATTGTGAATCCCATATGTCGCTGACGGTAAAAGTATGGTCAGGCTTAACGATATTCAAAATGCAGTCAGCTATAAAACAAACTACATCAGGTGTGCATTTTTGATCAGCGAATCGGGCATCGCCAGACTTGCGAACATCAAGGTCAAACTGACACAGGAACTTATTTATGGATTCTCTCATTCCGTCTGTGTATTAAGTTTTCCGAAGAAGAAAACAGAATTGTTATCTATGTTTAATGACCGGGAACCGAGGTTTCGCGCTGTCATGTAGAATTTGGCGAATTTATCAGTCGCATAAAATGCGAGGTCATCGGTGCTTATTTTAAGCGTTGGGTCTATCAGCGTAAGGATAGCAACTGAGCCATCGGCAATACAATCTTTTGGCATAAAACATGCTCTTGGATTGTATGTGAGATTGGGCAATAAGACACACTCGGTATGGTTAAGGAATTTTCCTACGTCATAAGCCGAAGCATCATCAATGAAACAATCATATCCTTCAATATTAACCACCTCATTATTGCCGATATTTCGAGATTTGAGAACTCTTATGTAGCCTTGTGATTTTGTAACGCGTTTTGTTATAACGCGGTCTCGATAGGCTCTGAATATACCTAATTGCATCGAATCAGCCACCGTATCAAAATCCATATCACGGTATATTAACCAATACGGGAAACGTGTGTCCGTTATATATGATTGTCTAATCTTGCGTACAGTGTTATTGATGTAAGAGTAGACTATTACATCGGAAGGCTTTTTATCGGTATCAATGGTAAATGAAACAGTCTCTATTTTAACACCCTTGAATGCTTTCTCTCCGAAATCGATAAAATGCGTAATGGCAAACTGAGACATCTGTTGCCGAGTGACATTATATTCCGGTGCATTGATTAGGCTCTTAGGTACAATAAGAGATACAAACCGGCCCAATGAAAGGGCTTTCTCGATAAAGAAAGCGAATAAATTATTGGTTTCCTTATTTCTTGCTGAGGCCTTATAAATAGATGATAAAGATTTATCTTTTGTCAGCTTCATATAAGGAGGATTGCCGATTACAATATCATATTTTTTATCAAAACGATGAATAAGAGTATCCGCATTGATAAAATTGACATGGAAATTCTCAGGTATAGAAATATGCCGGAGCATTTCTTGGAGAATTTCAATAGAGGCAGGATTTATATCGACAACATCAATTTCAACATTAGTAACGGATGAGTACTTTTCTATCAATGAAGGCAAGAAATTGCCTACACCGATAGACGGCTCTAAAATTGTGAGGTTAGAAAAGTTTTTTGCGTCAGGCAGATTATTGACTATTGCGAAGCAAACATCCTGACGTGTGTAATATGCAGCGGTATTATCCCTCTCGGAATTAGCCATTTCGACGATTCGAGAAATGCGAGAGAAATCATAATTTGTGCGTCCCAAGAAAGATATTATACTTTCTTGAGTACTTAAATTGTTGTCCCTAACGTATGTTGAAGCATCCGCATTAGAAAAGGATGAACTATCTAAAGACTTACGAATTTTGGAAGCAATCTGCCTAAAAATAATTGTCGGAACTGCCTCACCAAGATTTTGACGGATATTCATTTCCTCCTTTTTCAAAAAGGCTTTTTTCTCCTTTAATGTCATGGCGTTTAACACATCAAAGGGAATATCCGACCATTGGAAAGACTGAGGAACTGACATCATCAGCATTACTTCTCGAATACTAAATACTCGATTATCCGATGGATGAACGGTATTTTGGCTCGCCATAATATCATTCCGAGTGTGAATACATGGAGCCACCTTGTCCCAACGTTGACGGGTATATTTATCACCGTTCTTTTGTGCGTTATAGACTATAACGCCATCTCTGACGGTATGTGGTATTCTGGAAATATCATCATTATCGAAAGCGGATTGACCCTCCTTAATTTCAGAAATCCAAGCCTCCATGTGGGGAGCGTAGGATCTGAAATTATGATATATGTCCTCGTCCCATATTTCGCCCATCGTTTTTAGACTGGGGAGGTGTCCAATAGTCTCTCTCAAAGTTTTTTCGGGCGACTGAGAGGGGAAAATATCGTTAGGAGTAATATCGACTATATCCTTACGAACACCTATAACCAAAGTCCTTGTCCTGCTTGAGGGACAGCCATAATCTTTGAAATTAATGACTTTGAAAAGAATATTGTAGTGCCCCCCGAGATTGAATGTAATAGCTTCATAAATGGACTTGTCAACGCCATCAATGTCAGTACAAATGGAATTGAGGAAAGCTCTTACATTTTCAAAAACAAAGAATTTAGGTAATACTTCGCGCGTAATTTTAATTGATTCTACCACGAGAGAATTACGTTTTAGTTCATCACCTTTCTTATGATTGGCAACAGACATTCCCTGACACGGAGGAGTCGCGATTAAAACATCTAAATCAGCAACACCAAAACAATCTTTCCAAACCGTGAGTTCCCTGAATATTTTATCTTTGGTTTCCTGCAAGGTCATATCGCCACAAATATATCCAGAATCAAGGAGACATTTGTTGTTATACCTCTGAATCTTCAAACGTTTTTCAAGAAGCTCAACGGTGGCGATACAGTTATAGCCTAATTCCTTAAAGCCATAACAACCGATACCGGCACTACTAAATAGACTAACGTAAGAGCGAATGCCGTATGGAGACCTGCGCTCACATGCGATTGTTTCTACAACCGCATCTGGAATATTATATGTCTTGGTCTTCCTGCTCACAGCATTGTAAATGCTCAAAGAACTTCCGAGTAGGCTGACAGGCGACCAAACCTTTAAGCGTCTACAAGGAAGTTCCTTAATATGTTGTATATAAGTTGTTACTTACATTGATTGGTCTTTCGTCAGCGGGCGCGTTTAGATTGCAAAGTTAGCGAAAAAAATTGAGACTGTTGCAATCCGAGACAAAGATAATAACCTCAGTGTGCGAAAATCAAGCACACCGAGGTTAAAAAACGTATGGAGAGGGGTCAATAGTTCTCGATGGCCTCGATGAACGGGAGGTCTTCGGGCTCGGAAGAACGGAGCGGAAAACGCTCTACCGGGGCGCGTTCATCGACACCGTGGCCGATGCCGGAGCAGAACGCGAGGGCTTCGGCCTCTGTCTCGAATGTTTCAGGTTCGCCGAACAAGAGAGTATCGTCGGAGTCAAGGTATTCCTTGAAGCCGTCGAGGTCGTTGTCCTCGATAAAACTTATAAGAATGGGGTCGTCAACGACGTAGATTTTTACTGACATAGGGAGCAGATTTTGATGTTGTTTTCTAAGCACAAAATTACGAAAAATCCTTGACATAGGCAAGGATTTCGGCATATATTATGCCGCTGAAAATCATGTGCTTTTCAACATCAAATCACCCCTGATGTGGATAGCGAAAACGAGTCGTGATAAGGAAATTTTTCGCAGCCGATGTAGAGGGTATCGAAAGCGTCGGTGCCGTCGGTGCGGTGTTCGAGCAGGTCTTCTTCGGACTCGGCAAGTTTCTCACCGGACTTGTCTTTGTGGAAGCCGTTGCGTCCGCGGCTTACACCGGCTGACTGGACGGCGAGGATAAGGTCTTCGTTGTTGGAGCGGTTGAAGAACGGCATGAGGCGTTGCTTACCTGCGAAGCCCTGGTTGATGAGCAGGTACTTTTCATCGTGGCGCATGGGGTTGCCGAGGTACACGGCCTCCACTCGCCAGCCCTGCCGCTCGAACTCATGGACTACCACCCAACGGAAATCCTGCTCGTTGACGGCATAGTTTGAGCCGAGAGCGGTTGCATCGAAATAGTAGACCACGGTCTTGTTTCGGTGCTCCGCATAATAGCGACAGAAGTCTTGGACGAGTGCCGGGATTTTACGCTCGAACTTGACGTAGAAGGATTTGATTACATTGAGTCGGCGGTCGCGTGGTTGACCGGCGACAATCCAGTTGATGTTGGCGTTGTAGTCCATGCCGATGCAGATGGGGGCGTCGGGGTCAACGTCCTTGTCGGCGCGAGCATCGAGCGTCGAGAAGTCATAATCATATCCGAGAGTATCGAGGTACTGATTATCGTTGGCATCGTACTTGTGCCCCTCGCGCATAGACGAGTAGAAGCCGTCCTTTGCAATTCCGATCCTCTGACAAAGAATAGAGGTTTGGAAGGTCAAAGGTGTAAGGTCGCGCTTCATTTGCTTAATATAGTTCTCACCGAGAAGCTGCAAGTTCTCGATTGAGGAATACTCGCGGTAGTAGACCGCAACGGAGCGCATCTTATTGAGGTCGCGGTCAAGGCGGCGCAGGTAGCCTTTGAGATATGGCGGCACGGCCTCGCCTTTGGCGTTGAGGGCGCGTATGCGCTCTTTGGTGCGCCATATCTCATAGACCGTGGCCTCAATCGTTCTGATAAGATCCACGTCCATCTTGTCGCGGTAATGCAGGAACCAACTGCCCTTTTGGGTCTGCGGCATATCGCTCAAAATCATAATTGAGTGATTGAAGGAGTGCTTGCCAAAGTGCGACTTTATGCCGCCGTTGGCCGGGAGCGTTTCGTCTTTGAGTTTGGCGTAGTCAATAAATTTCGCTTCATCGACGAGCAGCCACGACAAGGTCAGCGAGTTAGACGAGCCGGGCCTGTCCTGCGAGATTATGATGGCCACAGAGCCATTGTAGAAAGATATGACATGTTCATAATCTTTCGGGTCGATGATAGGTTGCCGGAACGACTTCGGGGGCTTACGGCCCACGACATAGTGCAGTCCCTCGATGAAGCCCCAGCGCTTCCATGCGGCGAGCAAGCCGGGGATTGTGTTAGTCAATCCATGCTTGAAGGTCGGCACGACGAAGCCGCCTGTCGAGCCGGGCATACGCTGCATATTGCGCAGAACAAACGGAGCAGCTATGCTGTCCGTTTTGCCGGTGCGTCGCCCCGCGACGATAACGGTGGTGTTTGCACCGATTAGCTGCGTCAGGCGTTGGGGCTTGTTGAAATATATGCGTTTCTCACTCATCGTCTATGTCTGTGTCGGTTTCCTGTTGTTTATCGGGGAATAGATTTTCAAATTCGAGGTCGACTTCCTCGAACTCGACATCTTGAATGTCGATGGTTTCGCGGCGGTATTTCTCAATCATCGCAGAGATTTTATCTGCGAGATTGGGAATAGGCTCGATGCCGAGGACACGCGGATCATCGGTAGCCGTGAATGGTTGCACCATGATTTGGTCGAACGGTATAGCCTGTTCGTCTTCAAGGTCAACGCGGTTGAGCTTGCCGTAGGCGGTTGCCGCTCGTTCCATTGTCTTAGTGTCCTTACGCTTCTCCGCCATTTTGTAGGTGTTCATCAGCATTTCATTTGTGCGCCAACGGTGGAAATCGCGCGATGCGCTGCCGAGCATCGGGAGCAGCGACTTCACCACGGCAAGGTCGGAATAGGCCGTCGTGCGGTGTATGCCGTGGCGTTGGCAGACCTCGGCGACAAACTCGCGGTCTGTGCCGTCGGGGTTGGCGATAAACCAGTTATACATTTCGCGGACACGCAAAACCTTATCCACAAGGGCTTGTGGATAACGGTCGCGGAGTTCAATCTCTTTGGTAAAGAGTTCTGCGCGGCAAACTTCTATGGCGTTGGGATATGACATATAGGTAAGAGTTTACTCGTCGTCTTCCATATCGAGCAGGTTTCGGTGGGTGTTTTCAATGGCAAGTGGAGAGCCTACCTGTGCAAGCATCATTTCTTGGGAATGTAGCTTGACCTTAGAGGCTGCTTTGCCACGTCGGTAGGCTTTCGACACGTCTGTTGTGCGGTCGGCAATGTCCGAACGCAGCACATCAGCCGGAATATCAAGTATTACGGCGATGTCGGAAATTTTCAAGTAGATTGAGGCAAACTTCTCAATCTGCTGTAATTCGGTCTCGGAATAAGTCATGGAGAGGCACTGAATGGTTTGTGATTAAATCATCGACCTGCGCTTTGAGTGTGGCGAAGATCGCCGGGTCGGTGGAGATGAACGCCGACTCGTGGCGGTTGCCACGGGTCAAGTTCTGTGAGGTAATGACCGAAACAGTATCTCCGTCCTCGGATTTTACCAACAAAATCTTGCTGTGATTGTCAGCAAGATAGGTGCGCTCGATAACTTGGGTGATGAACGCCCAAAGTTTGAGCGTCTTGTTGGTAGCCTTGTGGTCGAGCACAAGGTTAATCCGACTCACGCGCTTATCCTTTGTGATGAAAAAGAGTCGGCGAAGAAATTCCTCGGAAATGGAGAAAGAAGTCTGCCAGACTTCGGCCACACCGACTTGGCCTAAAATCCATTCGAGGATGTCGGCCACCTGCACGGCATTTGAAAGGTAAGCCTGAAACGGCGTCTCTTTCAACGGACGAAGGATTTGGTCAATGTTGGCAGTCCTTTTCATTTCTTTGCAGACTTCTTGCTACCGGCGGCGGAGCGTTTGGCTTTTGCAGATCGCGAGGGCGAGGCCTCGGAGCCGGGGGCTACATAGTGGTCGTAAGTCTGCCAGTTGGCATGAAGTTTCTTGTCGAGGGCTATCAGTTCTTTAAGGAACGGATAACGCTCGGAGTCCGGGCAGGTCGCGTTTTCAAGCGACAGCGAGCGGAGGCGCAGATGCAGCTCACGCATACGTTGGAGAAGTGAAAGGTTCTCAACATACTTCGCCTTGATGTCGTCAGGCAGAGAGTCGTGGTCGGCTCGCTTACCTTTCTGCGGTTGCTTGTCGGCTTCTGCGGCAAGCGGAATATGTTCGGCCACGATGGTTTCTACCTGTTCGGCCATTTCCTCGACTTGCGCATGAGTGAGGGCTTGAACGCGGAAATTGTAGTATTTCTGAAGCTGATACTCCACCACATCGTGGCGGCGGTCAAGTTGAGCAACGATGTTGCGATACATGATTTGATTGCCGGAGAGTTTCAAAATGTAAAGAGCGCCAACGGAGTAGTCGCGCTCCGCTTCGGGTGTTTCAAGCCATTGCTTTATGAGTTCGGTAAATTTGTGGTCCATAATGGCATATAATTTTATCTGCCACAAAATTATACTGAGGACTTTACTCTCTAAAAGACGGAAAATGTGTAATTTTGCAGTATGATAGAGAGCATAGAAACAGAACGACTTATTTTGCGTGAGTGGCGTTATAGCGATTTATTACCATTTGCAGAGATGAATGGCGATGCATCGGTGATGAAATATTTCCCGAATACTTTAAGCAAAGAGACCAGCGACAACTTCGCACATCGAATTATAAGTGAGATGAATACGAAAGGATACGGGCTTTTTGCTGTACAGTTGAAGTCAACCGGCAAGTTTATAGGCTATGTAGGTTTACATGAAATAGGCTTTGATTCTGAAATCAAAGGCGAAACTGAAATCGGTTGGCGACTTGACAAGCGATATTGGAACAATGGTTACGCAACAGAAGCAGCAAGCGCAGTTTTGAATTTTGCAAGAACAATAGGGATGAAAAAATTGTACTCTTTCACGGCTGTTGTAAATGCGCCGTCTGAAAGAGTAATGAATAAAATCGGGATGAGTAAAGTCGGAGAGTTTGAACATCCGGCATTAGAAGAAGGACATTGGCTTCGCCGACACGTTCTTTATTCTATTGAGTTATAGCTTATTGTTTATTCCGGTGAAGAACACGAGATTTTTGCCGAGTGACATCAGCAGCTCTCGCATTGAAATCATCGTGGCGCCGGTGGTAACGAAATCGTCAAAAACGATAATATTACTTTCTGTGGGCGGTGTCTTGCCAAAGGTAAAGACAGCCCCGACACGATGCTTGGAGTGGCACTCGGCAAGGTCTTCGTAAAACGGTATGCCGAGCAATTCAGCAAGACGAGTGGAAATAAGCGATGCGAAATTCCGGGTCTTGTGGCGACGCTTTGGCGAGGTAACGATGCACCAGTCGCCATTGGCGAGCGAGTGACCGAGAATTTGCCGGATTAGGGTGTTCATGCCCTCGGCAAATTTTTCGACCATTTCAGGGTCGCCTTTAATGTCGGTCAAGGTTCTGCCGTAGACCGACTTTTTCCATAGTGAGATAATGCCAAACTGAGGATTGCGGTAGGAAATTCGCACCTTGTTAGGAGCGAAGTCGCAACGAGCCTCGGCTTGCTGCACGTCTTTCCATGCTGCACGTTTTTTCTCGGCGAACAAGTCTTTTGCTTCTCCTGTGGGAACAAAAGAGCCGTCGAGGTCGGGAACATCGAGCGAAGGCACTTCGATGTTGTTCAACATCTCGTCCAACGATACAGCTCCTTTCCTGACGGCTCTATCCATAGGGTTATGTGGAGAATGGGCCGTTACGCTTTCTTGACTGTGCCGGTAGCGGAGCAGTCAATATCGCCGTCCTCGGTTTCGAGGTTGCCGACATAGAATGGTGCAGGCACTTCGTCGGTAGCCTCGACGGAGATTGTGGTCGAGGTTGTGCCGGTGGCACCCTGACCCAAATCCTGTGCGACAGTGGCTTTCGTGTTCCACTTGTCGTTACCGAGGACGCGGTGATTGCCTTTCATATCTTCCACGACAAACACATTGTCGGTGTTGTTGATGTAGGCAGCAGCTGCTGACGCATCAGCACCGACACCTGGGTGAACGGCAGTGAGCTTGTTGAGCTGCGTCTGCGAGGGCAGTTCGCCCTGCGCCTCGGAGGTAAGCTGCGACTTGTCGGGAAGGATGTCGATATACTTCCACTTGACATCAGCGGCGAGTGTGAAGTCACCGGCAAGGGTAGCGGAAGTGGCACGACCGAGTTCATCACGAGGGAGTTGTGGGAACGCCACAATTTCGCTCTTGGCGAGGTAGTAGATACGGCGTTTCACACCGGGAAGCTCGGGAGTGCCTTGGCACCAACCGAGCGATTTCTGTATAGATGTACATTTATTTGCCATAGTAGCGGAGAATTAGACGGTTATTTCAATGGTTTTGAAACGGCGTTTGTCGAGCGTTTCAAACTGCACACCGAAGAACATAGTGGCGATGTACGAGAGGATGAAGGGTGCATACTCTTTCACCATCACGTTTTCCACGTCGCCCATCTGGTCGTAACCGACGAGCATATTTGCCTTGGTGGTAACGTGCATGAACTTTGAGCCTGCCTTATTGTAGAGGGGGCAAAATTTCAGCTTGCCGTTAGAGCCTTCAACGGCTTGCTGTCCGTACTGCGTGTTGTACGGTATGCCGCCGTGAGTGAGCAGGTAGCCTTCGTTGTACTTGTCGACGAAGTCCTGCGAACAGTAGAGATAGAGGTCTTGTGAGCGGAGGCGCGGGTCGAGGGAGAACAGAATCTCCTTGGCGATGTCAACGGCATTAGCCGGAGTAATCGCGTCGGTGAACTTCATGTAGTTGCCCTCGGCTTCGGCGATAGCACCGTTGGCGATTTCCTTTTCGGTAATCGTGTCGAAGCCGTCGAACAGGTCGGCGGTGGTATCACCGGCGGCGTTGCGCTTTCCGTTCCATACGGCATCGTTGAGATGTTCGGATAGGTTCTTGGCAATCTTGGCGAGGACGTGGCGAGCGGTTGGCGTAGTCATCTGACCGTCACCCTTGGTCGCGCCAGTACCGAGCAATGTGGAGATTGCGCTGTTCGGCTCGAAGTTGGCAACAACAGAGCCGAAGTAGGTTTCGAGGTCGCGGAACTCGATGCCGAGGTTGTAGTCCACGGCACGTTGCGGATTGTAGGGAGCGAACTGTGCGTCACCTGTGAGGTTGCCGACGCGCTCCTTGTATCGGATACCGGGTCGACCCGTCATAAACTGGAGCGTGTCGCCGATGCCGATAATCGGGAGCATAAGGAGGTCGGGGCGATATTTGACCGCGGCTTCCTGATACTCTTGGAGAGTGAATGAAAATTTACCTGCCATTGTGGTATGGGATTTTATGGTTTATACTTCGTTGAAAAGAGCGCGGGCGGAGTTGTAGGTATCTACAAACTGCTCGACATCGTTCTTGGGGTCAGCCTTGCCGGACTGCTTGGCATCGTCTACGACTGCCGAGGTGTCCTCAGCCGGTTTCTTGTCGAGCTTGGCTTGGAGGTCAGCGATGGTTGTGTCCTTAGAAGCGATAACATCGTCTTTCTCTTTGAGGGCGTTGTCAATCTTGACAAGGTCTTCATCGGTGAGCGAGGCTTTGTTGTCCGTCAGGGCAACAGCCGAGATGCCGAGAACGGCACACAGGAAAGTGTAGGTCTTATTCATTGCGGTAGTGATTGGGTTGGTTGCCGGTTTGAAGAAAGATGTAAGTGCGTAGATGAACTTCCCGAAGATTGAATCGCGGTCGGCCTCTGACAGGGGGATGTTCGGTATCGGCATGCCCTCCGAGGCCATAGCGGAAGCAAGTGCATCGGTGAGCTTGGGGGCAGGTTCGTCGGCAAGGTCTGTGATTTCATCGACAAAACCCCATTCGAGGGCTTCTTTTGCCGAGAGCCAGCCTCCGACTTTCATCAAGGCGAGCAGGTCTTCCGGCTTACGCTTGCACCGTGCGGCATAGAGTTGGGCTACATTCAGGTCGAGTTTGTCGAGGTCGGACTTGATTTTCTCGCAGTCGGCAATGAGCGAGGCGAATCGGTCGCTGTTGAGATTGCCCCACTCGAAGAAAGCCATCGAGCATTTATGTACGAGATACATGGCCCCGGCATCCATCGAGATATGAGCCGCGCCGAGCGAAGCGATGGTGGCGGCCGAGGCGTTGAGTCCGACAAAATGCACGGCAACATTTCCGTGATTGCGGAAAGCTGATGAGATAGACAAGCCGGTGGCGAGTGAACCGCCGAGGCTGTCGATAAGAACATTGACACGTTTACCCTCGTTTTGCGCGAGAGTCGTGTCAACGGTCTTGCGGTCAAAGTCGGAGCCTCCGACGTAACCTTTGAGCGAGATGTTGTATGCGGTTTTAGACATAGCGAAACTTGTTTACGCCACGAAGTTACCGCTATATAATTAGCCACTAAAAGACAGAAAAATTTGGTGGAATCAAAATAATGAGATACCTTTGCACTGACAAAAAGTGTGACAAGACACAGTTTTTGTCAGTAGATATGATAATACAGCGCGATACCTATCTTCAAAAACTTATTGCCAAACGACATAATGGCAAGATTAAAATTGTAACCGGCATACGCCGATGTGGTAAATCATTTTTGTTATCAACCCTTTATGCCGGATGGCTTAAAGAGCAAGGTGTTGATAATGAACATATAATCAATATCAATCTTGAAGATAGACGTAATAAGCCATTACGTGACCCCGATGCGTTGCTTACATACATAGATTCCAAGTTGACCGATGCTAAAATGCATTATGTCATGATTGATGAGATACAGCTCGTCCCGGAATTTGAGGATGTGCTTAACAGTTATCTTAATCAGAGCAATGCGGATGTATATGTTACCGGCAGTAATGCCCGTTTTTTGTCAAAACAAGTAAGAACCGAGTTTGCCGGACGTGGTGAAGAAGTGAGATTGCATCCACTGTCTTTCAGAGAATTTATCTCGACAACAAATGCGAATCAGGCCGATGCGCTGCGCGACTATATGATTTACGGAGGGTTGCCGCAAGTTGTTGAAAAGGAAACACATGAAGAAAAGGTAGAGATGCTGAAAGCATTATTTGAAAATACCTATATCAGTGATATTGTAAACCGCTATAAGATTAAGAGTACTGAGGTTCTTGACGAACTTCTCAACATACTTGCTTCTTCTATCGGAGGACTTACAAATGCAACGAAACTCGCCAATACCTTTGAAAGTGTGAAGCATGAAAAGGTAAGTCGCAACACCATAGTCAATTATCTTGAATATATCTGTGACTCTTTTTTGATGGAAAAGGCAAGCAGATACGATATTAAAGGGAAACGGTATATTGACAGTCCTTATAAATACTATTTCACCGATTGTGGGTTGCGGAATATGCGCCTGAATTTCAGACAAGTTGAATATACACATCTTTTGGAAAATGTAATCTTCAATGAGTTGATAGCGCGAGGATTCAGTGTGGATGTCGGAGTTGTGCCAAAGCAGATGCGAAATGAGAATGGCGAGCGTGGCAGACAATATCTCGAAGTGGATTTTGTCTGTAACCAAGGCAGTAAGCGGTACTATATTCAGTCAGCTTATAGAATGATTGATGAAGAAAAGGTCAAACAGGAAGAAGCATCTTTGAGAAACATTGATGATTCATTCAAGAAAATCATAATATTGGGAGAATACACTCCTGTTTTGCATAATGAATCCGGGATAACCATTATAAGCATCTATGATTTTCTTTTGAAAGAAAACTCATTGGAACTATAAACAGCGAGAGCCGCTCTTGCGAGCGACTCCCGAAGTTGTCGGGTCAGGGGTCAGAGGCGGCGGAACACGTGATTGTGTGCGCCCATGTTGTAGTCCCACATGAACAGGTCGCGAGCGAAGGCCTCATAATCAAAGTAATTGGCAAGACTGCCCATTGACTTTTCAATGTCGTAGCACTCCTCGACGATGTTACGGGCGAAGTCCTCTTCACTGTCCCATTCTCCGCAGTAGGCTTCATCGAAGTTGTCGAAATCGTCGTAAAACTCCATGTAGTCATCGACGGCCTCGTCGCCGTGCTTGTCGCACATCTGAGAGTATTCAAGGATATGGTTGAAGTCGTCCTCGTCCATGAAGCCCTCGTTATACCACTGCCGGGGAAAGCACTCGAAGTCCTGAGCCATCAGCTCCGGGTCTTCCTCGTCGGCGTGGATAGCCTTGCAGAAATTGATAAACTCGTCGTAGTCGTCGAAGCTGCTGAGGTCAATCCACAGGCCGCAGAGCGAGCCACCGTTGTACTTGCCGTAAGTACCGACGTAGACAGAGGGTTCGCCGTCGCAGCTGCTCTTGTGGTCGGCGATGGCATCTTCGAGTTCGGGGACAGTGAAGTCCAGTTCATGGAGTCGGTTCACGACTCTTGGAGTGATGTTGAGTTCTCCGAATTGTAATCTCATTGTAGTTGAAATTAGATGGTTTAACGTATGGTTCATTGTTTTTTGTTTTACGCTGCCCGAAAAGTGCCTCCACGGCGGACTTTGAGACAAGGTTTTGAGCGCAAAAAGTTTAGCTGCAACGTAGCGAAGCGTTAAGAACTTTTTTCGTCAAACACGGAGTGTACGACCTTGACGTTCCGCAGGGAGGTAATAACTTTGCGGGGTAAAACAAGACGATGAGCCGGGAGTGTTACCCGGAGAATGGAAACGAAGATGAAAGATGAAAAGCAGGGAATGAGGCTCACGGAGAGTGGCGAAGCCGCCACGTACAGGCGGAACGACTGACCCCGACCGAGGATGCCGGAGCAATAAGAGCAGCGCAGACGAATCAGCGACCCACTATGTCGGTACTTACAATGTTGGCAAGTGCAATGTCGGCTGTGCCGTCCGTGGATATACCGTTGCGGCTCGATGCAATGACACCGCTGTTTCTAATTACTGCAAGGCTGCGCTGACTGGTAGACCTGATAAAGAGATGATGGTTCAGATATAGACTTCGAGAACTTCCTCCGGCTACCGCTGACAATACGAGGGCAGCATAGACGAGGCGACAAATATTCAGCCATAGTGCGACAGGCTCAGCACGAGCCTAAAATCCGATGACTGGAGTATTACGGACTTCGACACCCGAAGGGCTACTGCGGAGAACGGGACACTTGCCTAACATCAAAGAGAGGTGCTACACCGAGATATTGAACACCGGGCGGTCTTGCCGCTTCGATAATGCAGCCGTCCTGTTTATGGGGTTACGACTTAGGCGCACCCGTGTTCCGCCACCACTGACCGCGGTTCCTGACACGACGTAGGGTGTCGCTCGCAAGTGTGGCTCTCGCGTACCTTATATATAATGGTCTTTTTTCCTACCGCTGAAAAACGAAAACCGCCGATCCTCACGGACGAGCGGTTTCCAACTTCAAAATCTGTGTATGACCTGATGGGCTAAATGTTATTCTATATGATGCACGGTACCATCGACTTGATGCTGACGTGTTTTATTTCGTAGGCATATCCGGCGGCATCGCCCGACGGTATGCCGGTCTGCTGCTGACACTCCACAATGGGATGCGGATGCTCGAGCGAGCCGATAAGATAGCTTTGATTGTTTACATCGGTAACGACAAAACCGAGAACGGCAGACCGGGGAAGTATCTCGCTTGTCAGGAACTTCAAGGTGGCGGTGTCCTCGTACCCGGCACCGTCTTTCTTGGTCTGATATTCGCAGGTCGGCTCGTCAAAGAACGATATGGGGTGAACATCCGTGAGGACGGCTACCTGCATACCGCAGATAGCGGAGAGGTCAACGCGCCTCGGCAGGTGTCGGCAATCGACCCAGCCGATAGCCTTAATTCCGGGTAGTATTTGAGTGGATGTTCGCATTATAGCATAAATAGCATAATTGAAAATTTGCGGTGCTGAAATCAATGAAATTTTTTTCGAGAATACTGTTTTTTTGAGCGTTCTCGGTGGAGATATTCATTTCTTTGCCGCTGATAACGCTTTGCAATGGCATTCCAGTTCTTCTCCGAAGCCTCTATGCCGTGCTTCTCCATAAATGCGTAAATGAGATAGTCTTGGCGTTTGCCGATCTTACCGAATTGATGCAAGTCTTCCCACAACTGGACATCGAAACGTTCACGGATGATGTTCAGCAGAGAAGAAAGAGCGTGTTTCGGAAGAAAATTGTAGGTTTCCGCCGGGCGATTGCGGAACGTAGGAATGGCGATGGCCGTTTTGCCGTCGCCCGATTCCGGCAACTGTCCTATTGGACGTTTGGCAAGATAGGTTTGCAGAAGTTTACTCTCTACCGAACCTCGAAGAAGATGCACCGGCACCTCGCCCCCTTGTTCGTGAATGAACCATTGGGCGAGGTAATCTTCGAGTGGTAAGTAGATGCAAATGTTGCTCATAATCTGCTGTAATTCTTATGCAAAGATACTGATATTCAGTGGTATTACCTATTTCCAAAGAGGGATATAGCGTGACTTCGGGGGACGCAAAATGCAGATTTTCAGCCTCGGCAAAGAAGTGAAAATATATGGAAGCAATATATTTGGAGGGGTGACAGCGTTGACACCGTAGACAGCGAGTCTGTCGAAGTCAAAATGCGATGCGTAAAGCAGTTCTATTACAATACTTTATCTCTTTTTGAAAGAAAAATAAGATAAGTATAGATAGGGCAGAAAAGTGTCAACGCTTGTCTCCCGAAATTTTCGGATTTCCGAAAATGACTACCAGTGTCAACGATTGTCAACGCTGTATATTTTCATAAGTCGTTGATAGCCAAAGAGTGCTTTGTTGTCAACGGTGACTTTCCGAAAATATACGCTTTTGCTTTCCTCACCTTTGCTTTTGGAAAATAAAAAGGCCAACCTTTGGAGTTGACCTTAGAGTAAAGAATGAGGTTTAATAATGTCAGAACGGCACTTCTTCTTCGTTGCTTGGAGCATCGAAAAGAGAGCGAGGAACTTGCTCTTGCTGCTGTGGTTGCTGTTCCGGTGCGGCAGGTTCTGCGTCCTCTGCAAGTTCCTCCGATTCGGAGATAACCTCGGTTTCGAGGTTCAGCCCGAACTCCGCTTTGAGCATGGCATAGTTGAAACACATCGCCTTGGGGCGGTTTACTTTCAACTTGCGCACCGATGAACCGTTCACGGTCTCAAAGGTGTAGTCCGGCTGTTCGTTGGCGAGCAGAATAGTGAACCGGTCCTGTTTCAGACCGAGGAACGACGGATGCGAGCGGAGATAGGAAAGCATTGTACTCCAGTTGCTGCGGTTGGCGGTGGCGTTAGCCGAGCTGCGACCATTGAACAGACCGGCCACGGCTGCGCTGTTCAAGTATAACACGGGAGTAGCTTCCGGGAACACCATATCCTCTTTCATTGTTGTACTGCGGAAAGTGCGGTGCCACTTGATGCGGAAATGAGCCTTGTCGATGGCGCGGCCTTGTGTGTGGAAGCCTTGCAGAGCTTCCCAGAAGTCGCCCATCTCCGAACTTTCCTGTGCCGTCTCGTTCTGCAAGCGCATACCGGCCACGGCAACCGTGAGCAGGTCGTTGTAGCTGAACGGAAGCGACAGCACCGATTCGAGGGTGCGGAAAGCGGCAAGTGGTATAATCCAGTTGCCGAAGATACGGTCGTGTATTTTCTCGCCCTCGATTATTTTGGAAAGTTCCGATTTTGTCAGTGTGTATGCACTGGAAAAATTCTTCTCGAATAGCTGACGGTTCTTCAGTACTTCGATAGTAATGTGGGTGTTTCCCAACGAACACATGGCTACAAGATCCTCGTAAGCATCGCGCTCCGGCTTGGAGAAAGAGGTTTTGGAGAAAGCGAGGAACAACACACGGGTAAATAGTGCCATGTCCTGTGTCGGCTTATCCTGGCCGCAAAGGGCAATGCCGGTGGAGATGATGGTCTGCGCCGCCATTCCGTCGGTGTTCTGATTCTTCTTTGTTTGGCCGCCGCCACCCCACAAGCCTTTGAGGTATGCGATTTTTCGTATATCAAGGTCGTTCTTATACTCGTCGAACACGACAAGCGAATTGACCGCCTGACTGACGCGGTCATTCATAGCCGGAACGGAGGTAACACCGAGGTTCGGTGGGTCGACGCTGTGGATAAAGAACGACTGGAGAGAGGTGGCAAGCGTTGTCTTGCCCGTACCTTTCTCACCGAAAAGGTTTAGGATTGGGAAATGGCGAGTGCGACTGAACACAACATCGCGGAAAAGCGTGGCGAGCAGGTAACAGAAAGCTATTTTTGCGTTGTCACCAAACACTCTGACAAGCTGCGCGGCAAAGTCATAGAGTTTGATGCCGCTGCGGTTTTCGTGGATAAACAGCCTCTCGAACTGGTATATTTCCGGATTATTCTCGTACATTTTTGAAGTGGCCGGAATATAGAAAGATTTTTCCGGGGCGGTTTCCACGATGCCGAGTTCATCGACGGCAAGGAAACGCTCACCGTTAAAAATGCCGTTGCCAAAAGCAAAGAAGCCGTTGATGGCATCCCAGCCCATCTTGCGGATGCGCTCGGCAGAACGTGTGCCACGATACAGATATTCCTTTACGTTGTTGAGTTTGTCTATCTTGGCTCTCCAAATATAGTTGCCGACAGAACCGACGCGCTGCTGAAACGTAGTGAGCGAGCAAAGCTCCGATTCGCGGAACTCTATATCTACTTTCTCGTTGAACTTGTTTACCATACGGAACAGACGTGTGCCGTTGGTTTCGTCCTTGATATGATAGAGAGATTCGAGAATGAAGTTGGAGAGCCTGATAGCCTCTCCCTCGTCGTCGTAAGTATAGAAGCAGTTGTCAATGATATTGAGATTGCACCGGCGCAGAAGTTCTTTTCTGCGCTCGGCTTCAGATTCAGGTGCTTTTGCTGCGGCTTTCAGCCGGGCTTCCCCTTTGGCGGTGCTGATCGCTCCTTTCCATAGCCGGGTCGTGCCGTGCAGTTTGGAAAGGGCGGCAATATATTCATCAGCGATGTTCTGTTCCTTGACATGGCGCAACAGGTCTGCAATTTCTGAAATAATTGTGCGCTCCTCGGCTATCGAGAAAGCCACAGAGAATTTTTTCTCGGCGAGCCAGAGAATAAACGGCTTTTCGGGAATTGAAGCATATATCTCCGGCGAGAGAATATACTCGTCGGCATCGTTCTTGTGAAGTATGGTTGTGCCATCCTCCATAGTTTCTTCGTTGAAAGGAAGTTCTCGGACGGTCACATCGAAGCCCCTGCGCACGGCTTCCGCTCCGTTAGTCATAACGGCTTTGAAGCCGGGGCCGAATGGTTCTTTGTCGGGTGGGTCGGAATCCGGGATAAAGCAGACCGACTGAGTAAGTTTGCTCAGTTGGTCGAACTGGGCTGCACTCCACGATGTGCCGAGGGTGGCGATGGTGTTTCCCAAACCGATGGACTGGAGTCGCAGTACATCAGGCGCACCCTCGACAATGTTATAGAATAAGGCATCACGACAACGTCTTGCCTTGTCGATGCCGAAGATTGTTTCCCCTTTGGTAAATATCAGCGAGTTTGACGAGTTTACATATTTACCCACCTGGTCTGCTTTTGCATCGCCGAGGTAACGACCTGTAAAGGCTATGACTCGCCCGAAGCGGTCGCGAATTGGGATGATAAGACGGTTGCGGAACAGCGTGTAGATGTGTCCGCTCTTTTCATCCTTACGGTAGATGCCGGATTGCAAGAGCAGATCTTCGGAGAAAGTTTTGCTCTTGCAGTATTCGGCAAGCAGTCTGCCGTTCTTCGGGGCAAGACCTATGCCGCAAGTGGTGCAAAATTCTTCATCCCAACGATTGTAAGCATACTCACGGGCTGCTCGTGCCTCGTCGTTCACCTCTACCCGGAGTTGGTCGATGAAGAATTGATGCACGGAAGAAAGGGCTATTAAGACCGCCTCGCGCTTTCTTGCTGCTTCGCATTGTTCGTCGGTCTTGTCGCTCTTTATGTATTCGATGCAGACATTGTTTGCTTTGGCGATGGCTTCAACTGCCCCGGAGAAGTCCAGCCCCTCCTTCTCCATATAGAACTTGATGCCGTCGCCGCCACGGTGGCAGCTGTGGCAGTACCACATATTCTTGCCGGAAGTGATGGAGAATGATGGTGTGCGTTCCGTATGAAAGGGGCATGAGGCGAACATCGTAGAGCCTCGTCTACGGAATTGCAGACCGTAGGACTTCAAGACATCTTCGATGGGCAGGTCTCTTACCGCGTCTATTGTTTTGTCGCTAATCATAGTTTGGTGGCTTTATCCCAGCAGTCAAGAATGGACTGGCCGGTGTATTTCAGTCTGCGCGGATTGTTGTTGCATGGGGATATAAGACCGCTGCGGCGCAGTTTACGCAAGGTCTTATGACAGATGCCAAGTTCGGCACAAGTCCGCTTTACTGAAAATACACCTTTGGGGTCACACATAGGACGAAATTCTGTCATGGTGCCACCTCCTTTTCTGCCGGAATCTTCTCCGAAAAGATATGTTCTCCGGCTTCATGTTCTATTATCTGCTTGCCCTGTTCGGAAATACGGCAAGCCATACACTTCCAGTTGAAAAACGTCTGACGTTTTACCCCGGCTTTCTTCACTACCGATGTGACGAACTCGACCCTCTCACGATAGGTGAGGGTGTCGAGATAGGCGTTGAGCTGTGCAGCCTCAATGTGTTTGATTTCATTGTTGGCTGCCGTATCGCGTATAGCGTCCATAGGCTTCAGTCTTAGATGCGTTTAGAGAGCTTCAACAAATCCGCACCCAGAAACTCGGTGCGGTTGTTGACAACTCGGAGGTGAGGATGTAAACGCTGAGACTTCGCCCAACGCCATATTGTTGAGCGGTGAACGCCGAAGAAGTCTGCTGCCTCCTGTACGGTGTAATACTTTTTAGGGTCTATTTCTGTTGCGCTTTTATTTTCTTGCATAGTTTTACTTGATTTAGGAAAGTGAAACTTACTTTACACGCGCAACCTTTACAACTCGCTCGTCAGGGTGCGTAGATGTACGGTATTTGCGTCCGTTGGAAAGTCCAACTTGTGAAGCATAGGCTCTGACGTTGACGGTTTTTTCTATCGGTATAGAAATAATCTCACCAACGTTCATGCTTAAAATTACCTCTCTGAGGTTGGTTTTTGTCGCATTTGGTTGCATAACTCGGATTTTTTTTATACCTTTGTGGGTGCAAAGATAATAATAATTTTTGATAGTAAAGCAATACTTTCTACAAAAAGTTATTCAAACTTTGCTACAAGAACAATTAAACGGCACGAAAGATATGGCTAATCTCAAACTTATCAAGGAATTGGCGCAAATAAAGGGCATGACGATAGATCAGCTCGCTGCCAAGGCAAATGTTACCACTCAGGCCATACATTTGATGGGTCGGAGTGGAAAAACGAAAATGGAGACGTTCGAGAAGATTGCCGAAATACTCGAAGTGCCTCCGTATGTATTCTACGATGGCAACTTCGATGTAAGGTTGTTCCGTGACTATGTGGTAAAGGGACATCACAATCCCACTTCTTTTTTTGGTCCCATCTATAACGGTGGCGATGCTCCTTTTTCGGCAAAGGATAGCGAGGCAGATTCTAAAGCCGCAAAGGAAATGGAAGAAGCACAAAAGAAGAATGAGGACTTGATTAAGGCGAAGGATGAAACCATCAGCGTACTGCAAAAACAAGTCGATGATTTACTCGCCGACAAGTCGGAGATGCGCTCGGAACTTCAGGCATTAAAGGCTGAAAATGCGGAGTTGAGAGCGCGATTAAATGAAAAATAGAAAAATCTGCAAGCAAATCTGCAAGCATACAAAAAACATAATTATTAACTCACTGAGTGTGAGGCGGTTTTAGTCAGCAAACAGAGTTCTGAAAATCCTTGTGTCACTGGTTCGATTCCCGTTGGCACCACCTTCAAGAAAGTTAAATCGCTAATTCTTACAGAGTTGGCGATTTTTCTTTTAGTCACTACAGGGCGTAGTCACTATAATAGTGGATCAGCGGATTTTCCCGGTGGGTGGGGAGGATATCAAGAGTATAGTGTTATCT